GATTCAATGCCGATNTTGCCTTCGGTTCTCCCTCGGAGAGTAGAGGGGCACTGATCGAATACGGCTATAACTCAGCCGGACTTACCCTGCTAACTATGGTAGCAGGTCACACCTTGGCATTCAAACCCGATAATAAAGTAACCAATCTTACTTTGTCCGGTGCGAGTGGAAGCGAACTCGCGAAATTCGAGGGTTCCCTATATGTGGGAGCGGGCACCGAAGGCACCCTTCACGTCCATACCGCAACGGCAGGTGCTGTTACTGCCCACACTAACGCGGACGATCTGGTTGTCGAAAATAGTACGGGTGGAGGAATTTCCATTCTTACTCCCGAAGCATCCAATGCCGATATTGCCTTCGGTTCTCCCTCCGAGAATAGAGGGGCATTGATCGAATACGGCTATAACTCGGGCGGGCTTACCCTGCTAACTAAGGTAGTAGGTCACACCTTGGCATTAAGAGCCGATAATAATGTAACCAATCTCACTTTGTCCGGTGCAAGCGGAAGTGAATTAGCTACATTTGTCCGCGATGTAGTACTTACTAATGGCGATCTAATTATCACTGCGCCCACAACTCCCGCATCGGCGGCAGCNACAGGCACTATTGGCACTATTGCTTGGGATACTGGATACCTTTACGTGTGCACGGCAACCGATACGTGGGAACGTGTAGCAATTGCTAGTTGGTAGAACTCGATCATGCAGTAAAGTGAGAAAAGCCATGAGAACCACAAGGAAAGACCTCGAAGAACGCATTAGAGGGCTAAAGAACAGAATGACCAAGGAAGATGCAGAACTCTGTATGAGGTTTTTAGCAAGAGTAGACTTAAAAGGATCAGAAGTGGACGCCTTTAATAAAGTGTGCTTTGCACTTCAACGCATCGTTACCGAAGAAGTTGAAGTCAACTCTGAAAGTGGTAATGATAGTGTCTTCGTTAAAGGCTAGTGCTATACTTGCTTAAACCTAAAGGAACAAGGGTATGTTATTCAAAGCAATACTCATAGCCATGTTCGTCAACGGTGCACGAGTTACTATCATCCTTGAACACCCCAACATGACATTCGACAACTGTAGAAGTGCACTTGCAGCGATGGTCTCTTCCTATGGAGACAACATCAAGTACGTTGTTAAAGCAGAGTGCATCCCAATAGAGAAAGAGGCGTAAGGACTGTGGCTACCTACAGAGTACATGAAGGCAGCTTAAATGAACGGTTCCTCAAGTCCAGGGCGAAAGTACAGCTCTTTGCTGGTGGTTTCGCCAACGGTAAGACTGCTTCTGCTTGTATCCGAGGTATCGAACTCGCAAAAGACTATCCAGGAAGTAACGGCCTGATCGCTCGTAGTACGTACCCCAAGCTCAATGACACGATTAGAAAAGAGTTCTTGAAATGGTGCCCTGAGGATTGGATCAAGTCGTTCCCTCGTAGTCAGAACGCTTCCAACACATGCACTTTAACCAATGGAACTACAGTCAACTTCCGCTACATTCAGCAGCAAGGCAAGAACAATCAGGAAAGTACTACATCAAACCTCCTATCAGCTACTTACGACTGGATCATAGTAGACCAGATCGAAGACCCTGAGATTGTCTACAAGGACTTCCTGGATCTCTTAGGTCGATTACGTGGAACAGCTAAGTACATCGGTAGTGACCCTTCGATGCCACTAACAGGCCCTAGATGGTTTATTATTACTTCCAATCCCACACGCAACTGGGTATACAAGTACATAGTTAAACCACTTCAGAGCTTGTTAGAGTCAGGACGCGTTACCGAAGAGTTAATGTGCGAAGTCGATGAGAACGGTTCAGTAATACTAAATGAGGACGGACTTCCTACTCCAATCATTGAGATTTACGAAGGCAGCACTTACGAGAACGAACAGAACCTAGAGGCAGATTACATACGTACTCTTGAAGCGACGTATAAAGGACAAATGCGCGATAGGTTCCTACTTGGTAAGTGGGCTGCATACGAAGGGTTAGTATACCCCGCCTTCGAAGACTCTGTACATGTTATGTCTCACGAGTCGGTAGTTAGCTACTACAGGCGACTGCAAATGACTACTAGCTCTCTAACCATATTAGAAGGCTATGATTATGGAATGGCCGTTCCATTTTGCTACTTAGCAGGGTTTGTAGACGATAGAGGCAATGTGTTCCTCATGGCTGGTGAGTACGAAAGAGAAGTACCACTTCAAGACGAGTTCTTCCCTAATGGCGGAGGACAGGTAGAGCGTATAAAAACAATTAGAGAAGAGTACGGTATTAGCTCAGACAATCACATCCTGTCCGATCCAGACATCTTCCGCAGGAAGACCCAGACAGGTAAGCTGGTTGGTAAGTCAATTGCCAGTATGTTCTCGGACGAGGGCATTTACTGTTCTAGAGGTAACAACGATATAAGTAACGGTATTGTTAAAGTCACTCAATACCTTGCTCCTATCAAGAACCACTGCAATCCAATTACTGGCGTCTACGGGATGCCCCACTTGTACATAAGCGATCAGCTCCAATGGCTGATTGATGAGTTCAATGGCTACTACTGGCAAACAGACTCTGTAGGCGATAGGATAGAGAAGCCAAAAGACAAAGACGATCATGGCATGGATACAATTAAGTATATACTCTCTCACCAACCTGACATCAGTGTACTCCTCAGAAGCGGTAAACCTAAGCAAGTAGGTTGGCTTCAATGGGGAGAGAGAGAACTACAACAGAACGTAACAGATCCTCGACACAGCTCAACGGTAAAGTTCAATGGCTGACGACGACACTCCGACAGAAATAGAGCGCGAAATAGATAAGTCCATCGGTGAAACTCCGAAGCGCAGAACCAAAAAGAAGAACGCGACTTACAAGGTAGTTGGTGAGAGCAAGATACCTGTCTCTCCCCACCAAGGTAAGGTCTGGAAGTCTCGGTTGCAGAGTGGAGTTGTCAAGTTAAAGAACGTTGAGGACTCTTGGCGTGAAAGTATGCGCTACTTCGACAACGATCAGACTCCTCACAGGAAGAGCGTAGAAGGAGGCTCTGGTAACGTTGTCGGGAACCAGAAGCTCAACAGTAATATTACAGAGACAGAGAACGTAGTGTTCGCAAACGTTACTACTATGGTTCCTGCTCTGTATGCTCGTAATCCGCAAGCAGAGTTTACTAGTACCAGCAAGAAGCATGAGAAGCTCGCTACAGCGCTAGAGCATCTTGTAAACACGCTTCTATCACGGAAGGTACCACCGGGAGTCAACCTCAAGTCGAAGGCGAAGAGGTCTGTCGTTACTTCCCTACTTACTAACAGGTCCTGGATACAGCTTAATTGGACAGGCAAGAGTGATAGTAGCGAACAAGCCTTGGAAGAACTCGCCGGAATGGCTGAAAGGCTAGAGAAGGCCAAAACCACTAAGGAGATTGAGAGAGTTGAGGGCGAGATCATGGCTCTAGAGTCCTCAATCGACATACTTCAGCCATCAGGTCCTGGACTTACATGGAAATCTCCATTTGACGTCATAGTTGACCCTGATAGCGAAGAGATAGGACTTAGTGACGCTAAGTGGGTGATGGTTCGCGAGTACATTCCTACTAGCTACATCGTAGCCAAGTACGGTAAGAAGAAGAGAGGCTCTGGACAGTTCCAGTCTATCTACCAACCATCGCACGTATTGAAAGTGCAAGTAGATGATGAGGTAGGACACGAGGACACTGACGTATTCAGCGTCTTTGAGACCGAAAGCGCTCCTAAGGACTACGGATTTGGTAGCGAAGAAGCCTTTGAGAAGGCTAAGCGCACCGAAGTGTGGTTAGTATGGGACAAAGTTACTCGTAGAGTGCTCATGTTCAATGCTAAAGATTGGTCCTGGCCTATCTGGGTATGGGATGATCCCTTGCAACTAGACAGGTTCTTTAATGTGTACGGACTGATGTTCTTCGATAGCCCTGAGGGCTCCGTTACCAAGGGAGAAGTCTCATACTATCTTGACCAGCAAGACGCAATCAACGAAATGGTAGATGAAGAGCGTCGTGCTCGTAGGTGGGTACGTCGAAATATCTTATTTAATAAGAATACGATTGATAGAGCCGACGTTGAAGCTATCCTGACAGGAGACGACGGTACTGCTAGAGGTCTAAACCTCCCTGAAGGCATGAAGATACAAGACGCTATTGGTTCTGTATCTCCCCCGTCCTTGCAGTTCAAGGAACTGTTCGATAAAGAGTCTAAGTATAGAGCTGTAGATCGTATTTCCAGCGTTGGTGCAGTACTTCGAGGGGAGCAGTTCAAGACGAACACTAATAAAGTGTCGGCAAGCATTAATACTCAAGCACAGAACATGCGAGTTGACGAAAAGAGTGACGCTATCGAAGACTGGATAGGTGACATCGCATGGGGAGTAGCACAACTATGCTTGATGAACCTAGATAGAGACGTTGTCGTACAGTTAATTGGTGACGAACTTGGAGATGCTTGGGTGAACCTCTCTAGACTAGAGATAGATAAGGTTCTGTCCATACAGGTTGTCGGAGGAAGTACTAAGAAACCTACGTCCCAAGCAAAGAAGGAAGAAGCATTGGAAATGGGACAAATTCTTGGACAGTTCGTCAACTCAGCTCCTCAGACAGTCACCAAGCTTATGATAGAAGTGTTCCAACAAGCCTTCGATGAGATCAACATGAAGGACGAGGACTGGGAAGAGCTAAAGACTGAAATTGCTGGGCAAGCACAACAAGCGCAAGCTGGTCCAACTAATGGAGCTTCTGGACGACCTCAACAGAACGTTAATGAGGGACAACTAGATCAGGTACTTGCTCAACTACCTCCTGAGTTGAAGCAAGCAGTAGCACAGTCGATACAACAAGGTGCTGATCCAATGACGGCACTACAGGAAGCCCTGTCTGTAATGCAACAGTCAGGGGCAACTCAGCAATAGAAGGGGTACTTGTTATGGCTGATGAAGACTTAAAACTTAGTACAGAAGATGCTATCCTGGACAGCATCGGAGAAGGGGGAAGTAGCGATGATACGTCCGGTGAACAATCCCCTACTGAGACATCAACGGAGGGCGATGGTCAACAGGCGCAAAGTGGTGTACAAGCTGGCCAACCGAGCGGAACAGACGAAGAAGCTGATAAAGTCGGTAGAGGTAAACAAGGAGTTGATGGACAGCAACGAAGTCGCGGTCCCCAAGACCTTGTTGACAGAGAAGGGAACGTCATTGCCACAGGAGGTAAGGAACGACGCTTCTACGAGACAGCTCAAAGAGAGAAGACGAGAGCAGATAACCTCGAAAGGGAAGTCCAAGACCTAAGAACGAAGGTAGAAGCGCATGAAAGCAGCGCGGGACTGGCTAATCAGTACTCTTTGACACCGGAGGAGCTCTCTTCGGGTGCTCAATTGATGGCTGCCTTCAAACAAGACCCAGTAGAAACAGTAAAATATCTATTGACACAAGCCCAATCTTCAGGGCATAATATAGAGGGTGTCGGAGCGGGTACTGATATGGCTGCGATCAACAAGATGATCTCAGACCAACTTAAACCGTTCACTGATGCAAGACAGGCAGAGCTTGACACACAGCAACATAAGGAAGAAGCTCTAAAAGTATATAACGACTTCCTATCTAACTACCCTGACGCTGCCATACATCAGGACACTATTGCCCAGTTACTTGAGAAGGAACGTACTCTCTCTCCAGAAGCTGCGTACTTCAAGTTAAAGAACTTCTATCTAGAGAAGGGACTTGACTGGAATAAGTCCTTAGCTGAACATGAGAGTGCCAGAGCGGCAGCTCAACCAGCTAAAGCAGGTACGCAGAGCTCTCTACCAGTTGGTAGAACTCCTGCTGATAATCTTACCGATACTACGCAAGTAGCATCCGTTGATACAGACATGGACGACATTATCAAGGAGTCCATGAAGGAAGCAGGCTATAACATTAATTAGGAGAAAGAGATGGCAAGTTCACCTATTGCAACTGTTCTGAACTCCACTCTCACTCGCTCACGTAAGAAGCTTATCTTGGCTTCTGTTAAGTCCAATGCACTCATGGCATGGGCTTTCGCTACAAATCGAGTGGAGTTCGAAGATGGTGGTCACGAGATCACTAACCCTCTAACCCTCGGACGTAACCCGAACATTACTTCCTACGAGTACTACGACGAGCAGCCGATCGCACAGACTAGTGAGTTCGATACTGTAACATATAACTGGGCTCGTGTTGGTGGTTCCGTCGTTATCTCCGACCAGGAAGAAGACGAGAACAGGGGCGAAGCTCAGATCTTCAAGTTGATGAAGGCCAAGATGCAAGTCTTGGAAGAGTCAATTAAGGAGAAGTTCTCGACTTACCTCTATGGTTCGGGTGCTGGTACTGATCCTCAAGGTATCACTCTACTCATTCCCGACGATCCGACTACTGGTACTGTTGGCAACATCAATCGTGCCAATGAAACTCAGTGGCGTACGTCGGCATATGACTTCAATGGTAACTTGGACAGTACTAACATCGAGGAAGCGTACGACGACATCCTCATGGACTTGACGTTGAAAGGCGACAAGCCGGATGTTATCCTTACTGGCCGCAACCTCTATCGTCACTATCGAACGGCGGTGCGAGACAAGCTTGTTATCAACCTGTCTGAGTCCAACTCAGGCAAGAAGATGATGGACCTTGGCTTTGCTGGTGTAAAGCACCAAGCCATTCCAATGTTGTACGACGAGGACTGTCCAGTCGATAAGGCATACTTCGTTAACAGCAAGTACCTCCGACTCCATATCCTCAGACACGTTAATATGAAGATCAAAGAACTAGTGGCCCCTTGGACCATTGATGCTACTGGTCGTCGTATTGTCTGGCAAGGACAGTGGTGCATCTGGAAGTCGTTCCGTACACATGCTGTACTGATTAATACGTAGACGTGAAAGGAAGGGGTCATGGCTAACGAGAAGAACTTTAAACCTCAGTACGTGGTACAAAAGCTAGAAGGAACAAGGAAGCACATTGTATCTAAGATCGATACTAAGAACAAGGACGGTGGGTTCATCCAAAAGGAAGTTAACGAACCCGCAGGATACATGGTCTTCTTCCCTAACGGCTCAAGTATTCGAGTACGTACCGATGAAGAGTTGAGACGGCTTGGCTTTGATAGTCCAGCACTGCTAATCGATATGGACAGCGGAGACACTGTTGGCCTTGTGCCAGAGAATATGTCTTTTAGGTCTATGACCGAACACTTACCTGGTTCTGTCAAAGAGACAAGCATCACTGAAACAGCAACTAACGGAGAAGAGTAATGTCTAAGGCGGTGCAAGACCACTTTCCGCGGAGCATTAATCAGTACGTTCCGAACATGGAATTTGCTGCTGATGTAGTCAACGGAGAAGTGATCGTGAACCTCGGCAGTCCTGCTGCGGCTGACGCAGACGGTATCTGGGACGGAGTAAGCGCTACAAACAGTGCAACCTCCTATACCAGTGCCGACTTCAAGTCTACATTCGATGGAAGTTCTACTTCCTTAACTTCAACCTCAGGCATGATCGATGCGCCATATGGTCGTACACTACGAATGGTCGGCTCGGCGGGCTCAGATCATGTTTGTACTATTACTGGTAAGGATTATCTCGGTCAGGTAANGACTCAGACATTCACTCTCAGTGGTGCGACGATCCAGTACGGCA